ACTACTATTATCTACTGGATTAGTTGATGAGACTTGAGTTACTAAATTTTGTGTTGTTAAACCACTTGAGGCTTGTGCATTAGCTTGAGAACCTTGAAGTAAACCTTCACCACTTAGCGTAGCAGGTAACATTACATTGTTTAATTTTTCCTGTTCTAGTTTTTCTAATCTTGCTTCTTCTGCTTTTTCCTTAAGTTCTACCTTTTTCTTGGCTGCATTATCGGTTGATAACATTTGAGCATTAGATAAATCAGTGATGAAGTCTGGAACTTCAAATCCAAACATTTCTAGTACACCACTAGCAAGGTCAGCTATTTTCTTTGCAATCTTTATAAAAAAGTTACCAAATCGAGCAAGGCCATCTTTAACATGTGCCAATCCATATTCGACAACATCAAAAATAGAAGTAAATCCCATTGATTCCTTTATTTTATTTAATCCAAGAAGTACTAAACCAAATGCAGCTGCAATTGCCAGTATAGGTACCAATATTGGAGCCATGGCAATTAATACCGGAGCCATTGCTGCCATCATCCCAGTAAATCCGGCAATCATAGAAGGAATAAATGTTGTTAACATAAAGCCTCTAAAGACTTTTCCTACAGTTACAAGCTTATTCATTAAAGTCATTATTTTACCACCAAGTGATGACATCATTGATTTTAAATTAGCTAACATATTTGGTATAAAGCTACTTATCATAAATGTTTTAAATGCCATGGCTGCATTTTTAATTTTTGTTATTCCAGCTGATATGAAATTCTTTGTAGTAGTTGCTAAATTAGATATCATATCACCAACAAATGATGTCTTTATAAATGTAGCAAATGTTTTAACGGCTGTCACTAATGTTTTTACAACCTTTATTGCACTACTTAATGCATTTATAATTGTTCCGGAAAAAAGTGCTACTAAACTACCTACTAATACAGATGTATAATCAACCTCACCCTCGACTTCTTCTAAATTAGGAAGAATCTTTTCTTTAAAAAAGGTAGAAATTTTATCAACAATGTTTAATACTGCTTCTATTAACCCACCTAGTATTTTAAAGAATTTCTCAGGGTCAATAAATAAAAGAGCCGTAGCTAAAAGACCACCTGCACCCACTGCATTGCTTACAAAACCATCCAATCCTTTGGCAACACTATCCAATTTGCCGGTCATTTTGTTTAATATACTATTTGCCTCTTCTTGTGCCTTAGCTTTTTCTCTTTTTTCCTCTTCGGATTCAACTGAATCTTTAATAGTTTCTATTTGCTGTGTAGCTAATTCAATTTCTTGTGGAGTAGCCTCAGGGTTATTTAGGATTTCATTTGCTTTTTCGAACTCACCTTTTAGAGCTTTAATTGATGTATTACCAACAACCATGCTATTTTTAAATTGGTCAAGAAACATTTGCATGTCAATGGTTTCAGATTCTTGCCTGTTGCTTTTGGTATTCTCATTTAAAGATGCGATAAGTGCTGACATCTCTGTCTTTTGTTCCTTACGCTCTTTAGATCTACCGTCCGTTAAAGGTTTTTTTTCTTCTGCCATTTGCTACTTTTCCTTAAAGTGTTTATTTACCGCCGAATGCTCTTCCAGCTTCTGATATACCAAATGCACCAAGTGTTACAACAACAAATGATGTATAAATTGTATCAGAGATAACTAAGTCTTGACCATAAAAAGCAGTGATTAAATCACATAAACCAAATATAGTCATTAAACCAAATGATATAAAACCGATAATTGCTTTTTCGTTTACGTCATTGTCATCTAAAAATATATCAGTGAATTTTCTTTTAGGTGGTGCAAGTCTTTTCTTTGCCTCTGCGGCTTCTAATTGCATTTCCTTAATCATATCCTCAGATTTATCAAGCTTATCAATTAAAGCCATATACTTATCTAAATCAATTTCAACTTCGTTACGACTATTGTCTTGTCCTTCAGCCATTATCTTCTCCTATTTTCATTTTTAATTCGTTCGTTTTCTTTTTGTATCCAATCCTGTAGTAGAGATATATAAATTTCCCTCTCCCACGGTATCATATTTTCCAATTCAGATAAACTGTATTGGTGATGTTGCATCATTGCAAAGTTAGTCTTATAATGGTTTACAAGACTTTCATGTGAGAGGCCTAGGTAAAAAAACTAGCAATCCCCTTTAATTCAACATCATTTTTTTCACTACAATTAACACAATCAAATTTTACATTATGTGTTATTGCCGGTAGTTCCTCAAAGAATTGTGTTATCTTTTGGAATTGACCACTGTTTAATCCATCAATAAATTCATTTAATTCTTTTTCACTATAAGAATTTGCTGAATATACATTGTCTGCATCGAATATATTCTCAATACATAATCCAATAATTTTCATCATCTCTTTAATTCCGCCTTCCTGATTCATATCTTCGACATCATTGATTGATGGGTATCTCATAGTAACGCCAACATCATCAGTTAATTTAATAATGGAATCAACACTTCCATCAGGTAGTTTGATTTCATCTAGGTCAATGTTTATATCATTAAGTGTTTCGCAAGCGGTACACTTTAATCTAACATCAATCTTTTCACCAACTGATTTCGATCTTAAAGCTAAAAATAAAGCTTCAATATCAAACATAGCAAGTTTTTCAACATTTATTTCATCAAGTACGCAAGCCTTGATAACATCTTTTACGGCTCTCATAATTTGCTTATTGTCCTGGGACTCCATAGCAAGCATAAGAATCTTTTCCTCTTTTACAAGGTAAGGTCTAAAAGTGACCTCTTTATTCAGCGATGGTACCATTGTGGTATATTTCGCTGTATTTAATTGTGGCAAAGCCATAATATTCTCCTATAATATAATATTAACCAAATATATCAAGTGCTGCCCTGATACCACTGCCTGTACTGCTTAATGGTCCTTCAGGAACAAATTTGTCATATGCAAAAGTCACACTCATTTTTACAACATCCTGGCCATCCTGAGATAATTCAATACCTTCAATGGCAGTGGGAAAGGCTTTTATAAGCTTTGTCCCATAAACAGGAGTATTTTGCTCATCTAACTGTTGTATAATTAGATCAACCGCATAATTATTTTTATATCCTACGATATAATTATCTGCGGAAAAAATATTTGACATCCAATTGTCAAACATCTTTCTCATATAATAATCATTTGTCAATAGGAACGATACTGTTACATCGTCATCGATAAATGTATATGGAAATTTATTACTTTGTTTAAAATCTTGATGTTCAAAGGTACTAATATTTCTACCCGGTAGTGTTATACTTTGACATAAAATAGATATATCTCTTGGGTCATTTATTAGATTATCCTTTTCAAAATTACCTGATATTATTGAACCTATAATACTATCAAGATTTATATTTAATATTGACTGAGACGGTGGTGTAAAAATTACATTAAATCTGTTTGATTTTGCTAGTCCACCTTTTTTACTAATGGTTGATTTTAAATTTTCGATACTACTCATTAACTTCTCGCTATACTAATGCTATCCTTCCATACAGAAGATTTAGCTTTTCTTACAAATTGTTCTGTCGGTAAGAATATTGCTATTTCCCAATCAGTCATTGGTACTCTGGAAAATGGTGATTTAACATGTTTACCTAAATAATGTTTAAAACACGGTTTAAATTCTTTATATTTTCTTACACCTTGTAACAAACTATATCTCATTTTTACTAATCTTGTTTTGTCTGTTACCTTATTTGGAGCAGTTTTCATTAATTGGTCAAGAAATTCTGCTCTTATATCTGGCCTTAAATAATGTAAGTTTAATCCATAAAAGCCATCTTTACCTGCTGGTTCCACAAATATTGTAAGTGGAAACCTATCGTAATATGGTAATGTTTTCTTATATTTTGGGTCATAAAAATACATATACATACTACCAGGTAGTGTTCTAGTCGTTCTGTCAAGTGCACTATCCTTTAATATTCTACTTCTGCCCGGTATTTGTAGCTCTTGTACCTTCTTTTCAAACCATTTCTTTGAATCTTTAGTTCGTGCTGTAATACCTGCTCTTTGAGCTTGGGCCTGTAATGTATCGAATAAACTTGCCATATAATCTATTTATATGGTTTTTAGAGTACTTTGATGCCTATATTCTTTAAAGTTTCTTCAGTCCACACTTGGAACTTCCAACCTTTATGTTTGGCAAATGCGTCAGCTGCTTCCCATTTGTCTTGATTTTTAATGTAATCTAATTGTTCATTAATATATCTTTTGGTTTTGCGTGACCTTTTCTTTGGTGGTT